TTCAGGGCCTTTCTTCTTCTTCTTCAAAGGCGACAGGCCCTTGATTTTGTCCAATGAAACCCCCTTCTTCTTTGCTGCTCGTCGCGCCGTTGAAAGCGCAATCGCGATAGCTTGAGTCTTCTTTTTGCCGCTTTTCGCCTCGGCCTTCAGGTTCGCGCCGATTGCTTTTTTCGAATAGCCTTGCTTGAGCGGCATCGTCGTCTCCTAGAACAGTCGTCTGCTGAATTCTGCGCGCATCTCTTGTGGCACAATCTTGCCACGGATCTCCCGCATTGATCTACGAAAGAAGAACCGCGGCTCGGTCCCGACCTCCGCGATCTTCTGTTGGATGGCCAAAGCGATGCCCATCGCCTCCGAATCTGAAGAGGTTGGGATCTTCCTGACGACCCATGTCCAGATAGGTCCAAGCGGCGGGCGGTGCGGTTTCGTCCCGCGCTCCATGTAGACAGCGTGCGGAGCCTCTACAGCCACGACAGCCCCGTCTGAGATGTCGTAGGCCCTGACACTGCTGCGCATCGCTCCACTGTCCACCGGTGCCGGATGCTCGCCGTGGGGGGTGTCAATGTTCTTGACCACGACCTCGACACCGCGAGCCGCCGCGCTACGGAGAGCTTTCAGGCCGGCAATTTCGAGATTGTAGGGCCACTTGCCGACGGCTCTGGCGAAGCCGGCTAAGTCGTACCGGCGCGCCATCAGTGGACCTGTGGGGGCCTGTCGGGTTGCCCGTTCCTTAGCCTCGCCAGGTCCTGCGAGGACAGGTTCACCCGCCAGTCGAATTCATCGGCTCGCCGTTGGGGAACCCCGCGGACCGTGAAACGACGGCGCTTGGCTTCCCCATCCCGGCGGTCCATTCGAACCTCGATGTAGCCGATCTTGCCCTTGGGCAACGGTTGCACGTGAAACAGGGTGCGGATGTCGTCCTCGGTGAACTGTGAAGAGACTTCCTCCATGACGTAGTACCCTTGCTCGGCCCGGCCGCCCTGAGTCATTGGGGCACGAAGCCGCGAGAGATCCACCAGGGGCGTCGGCAAAAGCTCTGTCTCCTGGATTACCTGCTCCACGCCGCGCCCTTCCTCGCCGCCGGACCAATTCACAACCACGGAAAACACTCGGTAGGGCCGCATCCCGAAGTCGGTCAGGAGCTGCCGCATGGAATCCGCCACCGGTCCCATGGACTCCACTAGCGAAAGCTGAGGCTGTGGGTTCGGGTGCAGAGCTGTGTTGCGGTCCGGGGGTATCGGCCGCGGGTTGGTCCTCGGTCGGGGCTCGTCTGGCATTAGCCTACCCGAGCGTTGCGCCCGCCGCCGCCGGCGCCCGTGTACTCAAAAGAGCCGTAGGGGTTCGTTACGACGCCCAGATCGGTCACGAGGCGTTGTACCCAGTACAACATTTCCCCGCGAAGCTGCTCTATCTCCTGCGGGTTGGTCTTGAGCTTCCCTAGCTCACTCGCCCTAAATCGGCCGCGCGCCTCTCTCATTTGAACTTCAATTGACTCGCATTCGCACAGGTCGATGCGTACCGATTCTTCACCGTCTGGAGTTAGGCGGTTGAAAGCATCCTCAATCAAAAACAGCGGCTGAGCTCCTGCGGGGTAGCCGAGATTCATCGACTGGGCGAGGCTTACCCAGTCCGGATAACTGGCATGGTGCTTGATTCGTGCTTTTTCTCTCGGTTCGAAGCTCATCACTTGTCTCCGTAAAATCTGCACAGAGCATCCAGCCGTTTGTCCGACATGGCCACTAGAGCCGATAGCTCCCACCTAGCGTAGTGAAGGAGGAACATGGTCTTTCTGTATCTTTCTTCCATCACATGCCTCGGATTCTGGGAGCGGTCTCGAGCGCCGTAAATGCGTCGTTACTCATCTTGGACCGTCTCGGGTCAGCCGTCCACGCCGCACAGCAGCCGTTCGGGTGGATGTTACCGCGGTCGTAGCCGGGCCCCTCTGCCTTCACGAGCTTACAACGGCCCTTTCCTTCGCCTTTGGGCTCGAAGGCTTTGCAGCGCTTGCACGAGAAGCCCTGCCGGTTGACCTCGTAGCCGCTCGCCGCCTTGGTGACGTTTCCGTGAGCGCTTCCCTCGTTGCTGGTGATGGGATGGCCCTTGATCCAGTAGCCACACGTCCCCAGTGCCTTGAGCACGTCGTTCGGGCCGTGGATCGTGCACTGCTCCTTGTCACTGATCCACATCGGGCAGTCCTTGCACTGGTACCCCCCCGAGTAGCCCGGAGGGTGCACGTACAGCGCTTGGCCCTTAGTAAGGATTGCCACGGTGCTTCTTTTTCTTCGCCTTGAGAGGTTTCACGCCTTTGAGCTTCGAAAGAGGGGAAGCTTTCTTCCGGCTTTTCTTGCGCGCCCTCTCCTGTTTTGCCTGCTCCGCCCCTGTGGGCACGCTCCCGAGGTCCACGGCATCCTTGGCGCCGAACTCTGCCCAGCCCATGAACTTGTCGCCGATACCGTGGATGATGCTTCGCATTAGCCGATCACTTGCTTGGCGCCCCACATGGGGTCTTGTACTAGCGTAACCTTTGCCTGGAATTCTCGCAGCTCAATTCCCTGCTTTCGAACCTCGTCCACGTCGTGGAGCTTGGGATAAATGATCGAGCCCGTAGCGATGTGGGTCACTCGGCCGCCTATCACGAACTTGCCGCCCTTGGTGACCTCGTAACGGACCGGCTCCGGAGCTTCTGCGACCGCCGCCTTCGTAGCCTCTTCCCTGGCCACCATCTCCCGGCGTACAGCTTCGGCAAGGTGGCCAGGTATCGCCGGCCTCTGATTGAGTAGCCCGCGCAACTGGGCCTCGCTAGCTCGCTCAATCTTCCCCTGCTCTTCCTCCGTGGGAACCGGAGCAGGCCGCTCGGTATCCGGCACGTCTTCCGGCGGTGCCGCCTCCCGAATCTTCTCGATGAGCCATGCTCGGTTCTTGCTGTTGCGCCCCGCTATCTTGAGCTCGACCGCTTGGGCCATGAGCTCGGTGCGGCTTTTCTTTTCCAGGTCGTCCACGGTTCCTCCGGATTAAGTGCGAGGCCAAGCCTACCAAAGTAAGCCTGGCCCCGCATCCCCCCTCACCCCGACAGCTTCGCGCTATCGGAGCTCAGTCCGAACCTTGAACCACCCTCTACGGGCACCCCTGTTGTAGCAAAAAACTAAGGCCCCCCAATCGTTTGAGAGGCCTCGGTGAGTGTAATGTTGTGTAATTCTGCGATTACGAGTCGATTAGCTATGCTCGATCACGACTAATTTCTTGTACCTCGCAGCATCACCAGTGAGCTCGTCCGTCGGGACGATAAAGTCGCCGGACCATGACCAGAACTGGTTAACGATCTGCTGCAAGCCGTCCTGGGGCGCGTTCAGCAGGTAGCGGATCCGGTTCGTCATGATGGCCACGCCGTTGTTGGTGATCGAGAACTGCCCGATCTTGCCCAACACGCCGGCCTGGGTGATGTACTGAGACTCGTCGATGTACTTCTCGTAGAGAGGCACGCCACCGGTAACCAGCTCGCGACGGATGACGATTCCGGCTGCATTCGTGAGCTCTCCGCCAATCTCAGGGGCGAGAGTGGCCAAACCTGCGCCGCCCGGATTGGTCTGGATGTTGGCCGCGTTCACCGTCGCTGCGTTCGGGCTGTCGGTGTTCCGATAGAAGTAGCAGCCGACGATGTCGTTCACCACGAAGTCTCGGTACGCCATTCCCGCCGGTAACGACTGGTGAAGTCGCTGCCACTGGTTGTCGGCGAAGAGCTGTTGCTCCCCTTGGGGCGTCAGGTGGACGTGATACCTGCCGTCGGCGTGAGGTGGAACGTCCATGTCTCGAAGCCGGGTCACGGCCGCGAGCACGTCATCCAGCGTCAGGATTGAACCCGCCACCAAGGCGTCGACCGTCGCGCCGCCGCCGACTCGTGTCCGGACCGTAGTGTTGGCCGCGAAAACGCCGTCACGAACCGCAACGCCAGATGCCACCGCCGTACCAAGCGTCAGGGTTCCTTGACCGCCAGGCAACGCCGGATCGTCAGCAGCAGCACCGACCACCGTGTTTGCCGGCTCGCCACCGGTGAAAGTGACGGGGAGCGGGTTGGTGACGCTCACCGGCTGGAGGCGTCCCTCAACCAGCACCTGAGTGAAACCGTCCAGAGTGGTGACTCGGACCGTCGTAGCCGTGGCCGCGGCAACCGCAATGGCCATTGCCTCACCAGCTAGCCCCGCGAAGAACATCTCGTCGCGCGCGAGACGGTTCAGCGTCTGTCCCGCATTCAAGCCGAGCGCCTGGGTGTTGCTGAGGAAGGTCGATGCCAAAGCGACGTGACTCGACGGCATGTGAGTCGAGATACCATCGCCATGCTGGCGGGCCTCCGCTTCCCACTGCTCGGTATCGAAGCTCCGAAGAACCGGATCTTTACCCGGGATGAGAGCCGTTGTGTTCGGCGTCATGAGTCCACGCTTAGTGAACACCATCCGATCGCCGAGATTGGCCTGCCACAATTCGGGCACAGCCTCAGCGCGGTAAAGTAGCGCTTTGTAGAGGGCGTCGTGGAAGCGACGCTCAAGGGTCCGGTCTTGGATAATAGACGAGAGCCCGGTGGGGACGTTATTGAGAGCGATTGTCACAGCGAAAAACTCCGTTTTCGGGTTTGCTGTGCTCTGTCTGCCAATAACCGTCCGATTTCCGCCGACGTGCGCGTGGGAGGCTTCTAGTGCACTTGCCTGAAGCCTACCCGCACGCTCCTACGTCGTCAAATCCGTCAGCCGGGGGTAACGTTGTGCGCCATCTGCTGGTGCAGCGCGAACTCTTCGTTCGTCATGTCCATCACGTCTTTCTGAGCAGACGGCGCCCCTCCCGGTACAGGCTGCGGAGGCGTCGGCGCATTGGGATTTACCGGGGAGGTGTGGGCCGGCGCGTCTACGTTCGTGGGCACAGGCTCGACGATTCCGAAAGCAGCTTTGTACTGGGGTTCGGCTAGCCGAGCTTTGAGGTGTGCTTCCACATCGAGCTGCTCGCCTTCCGGAAGCTCATCAGCGGCGCGGGCCACGTCAAACCGGGCGTATTCAGCATTGATGATACCGAGAGAAGCACAGTGGCCGTTCACGTGGGCCGTGAAGCGCTGCTCTATCAGGGCCTCTTCCCGTTCGGCGCTCTGCGCTTTGAGCGCTTCCACCTCCTGCTGAGCAATCTCCAGCGCCGACATTTCGGCTTGCTTGCGTTCGGTCTCTGCGGCCTTGAGCGCCTTGAGCTCGTCCATCTGGGCCTTGAGAGCCGATTCACTCTCGAAGCCATGCTTTTTGAGCATTGCCGACTTGGACCGGGCCATCCGGTCATTTAGCTGCTCGGTAGACATCCGAACATCTTCCGGAGGCGGCGCAGCAGGGGGAGAGGAAGCCGCTACAGGGGGCGGCGGGAGCTCTCCTCCGATGGTGGTTGTCGTTGCTGGAGGTGGGGTCGACGTATCAACCGTTGGTTCTGCCATCGTCGTTTCCTTTCATCCGCCGTTTGCCGCGGGCGTGCGCGTCCTAAAACGTAGTGGCCCCCCACCCAGAATTGAGCAGGGGGCCTCGGCATGGCAATGGCTACCGCCTCCCATAGGGCTACTAGTACTCGACCTCGGCGTCTAGACGATCGCCAATCGAGTCCAGAGCCACCCCAACACCTGGGGCTGCAATGTAGGTAACCAGCGCAGAGCCGGCGATAACCTGTGCCGCGTTGAATTCGATGTCCGTGCCGAGGTCACCGATAGCCGCCTCACCAGTGGCAGGGACTACGCCTCGGAAGTCGGGCGTAACCGCGCCAGTCGCTACGCCCACGGTCACCTCCGCCGAGATGAGAAAAACGGCACTCTTGTTTGCTAGAGGAGTGCCCGTGCTTCCCGCTACCGGGATCACCTCGGTGAACGTCTGGCCTTCGTGGGTCGTGTAAGTGACCTCGGCCGCCGTGACAGCATCGGTTGCCTGAAAAATGATGTCGCCAGCCGCGTTGATACTTGCCTGGGTAGTCGCCGGGGCGCCCCCGAGCACTGGCGTAAAATTTCCAGTAACGGTGCCGGCCGTCGCGTAGGCCGAAACCAGAATGGCGGCTTTTGCTCCAACAGGAAGCACCAGGACATTGGTCGCAACCACACCGGTAAAGAAGCGCGCTAGGCCCTCAAGAGCCGAACCGAGGCGCGCAGCAAGGTTGAATTGGCCAACGGTGTTCTGGTTTCCTTGGTCCCCTACTGCTCGTACTGACTGCGACATGGTTCTGATCCTTTGTGAATATTCCTAGGTTGCGATTTTGGACTAAGCAGCCTGACCGGCCACTAAAACACTGATTTGGGCGCTTCCGCTCACCTGGACTCGGGTCAATGCCGGAGTCGCAGGGAACTGGTTCAAAAACACGCCACTGACGTTGATGTCTTCGCCCGCTCCGAACACCGTCAAGGCTGCAACAGCAAAACCTATCGTCGCGTTTGCCGTGTTCACGATGATGCTGCCCTGGGCGCCCGTGAGCTGGCCATCAACCTGGATCTGCCCCGAAGCCGCCACACTGAACGGCATGATCGTAAAACCTGCCGCCACTGCCGCTTGATTCAGCTCGGTGACGCAATTGGCCGCCGTCTGCGCTGCTACCGTGAAAGTCCCGGCAACCGTCACTGCGTCAATGTCGAAGCTGAAAGCCTCGCCGCCCGAAAAGCCAGTAGGGAACGTGCCGCCAATGCCTGCAAGCGTCGCTCCCGCCGCGCCGATACGGAGCTGGATTGTCGAGGACCCGCTATCGACAAACAGAAGCTTGATCGCACTGAAGCCGCTCGACACCGGCAGCTCAACGAACGCCGCACCAACCGCGCCCGCTGTCGTTACCTGGACCGAGCAGTCAGTGGACTTGACCGCTCCGAATACCTTGTTGCCGCAAGCAAAGGAGAGCCCCTGTGTCTTGTTGGAGGACGTCCCAGCGCCCGGAGGGCAGCCGCAGGAGTCACCCGGGATAGAGATCTGTCCCGTCAGAGCGAGCAAGCAATTTGCCACTGGAAACCTCTAGCGGCTGGGGAGACGCGGGGCGCGGCCCGTGGAGGGCTGGTTGAGCGGAAGCTGGCGAGGATCCGGCGAATAGCCGTTTGTCGTCATTGGCATTCCCCCAGCCACGGCCTGACTCGGCAGTTGACCAGCGAAAGTGACGCCGCCGGGAGCTTGCTGAAAAGCAACGGGCTTCGCAACGGGAACTCTGGAGCCCATGGTGCTCGCATTAGTCGGGAATGGTGCAGGCATGCCGTTATGGTGCCACCCGCGAGCCGATTAAGCAATCAGCGAAACTTGGCGACGGTCCCCGGGCCTCGTACTGGGTCCTGGGCGGAGCTATCGGGAAGTCCGCCGTGCAATGACCGAAGCTGGTACTCCCGCTCAAGAGAGGCAGCGTACTCCTCCTGAGAGCGAGGGGACTGCTCGCCGCTACCCTTGTAGACGATGGTCGGGTCTTCGTGGTGGGCCAGATGCTGATCCTCCATCCGTCGCATCGGATCCACTGGAGTGTCATGCGTCACGAAAGGCGGCTTGGGCTGCGGCATGTCCTAAGTCTGGCCGCGCCGCTGAGCCTT